TTGGTAAGGTTCATCTAAGAGAAAAAGCATTTGACCTAAACGAAAGCGGCGATAAGGTCTACAAAAATTATCAAGGTGGCGGGTATACGGTCGAAAGACTCATGCCAGTCCCTTACAAGTTGCGACTCAAAGCAGACATATGGACCAGCAGCACTGATCAAAAACTGCAACTGCTAGAACAAATCTTAATCATGTTCAACCCCAGTCTTGAGATACAGACCACAGACAACTATATAGATTGGACTAGCCTTAGTGTAGTGTTAATGACCAGTGTCAACTGGAGCAGTCGTACTGTACCTGTGGGCACAGAAAGCGAAATAGATATTACTACCTTAGAATTTGAAACACCAATATATCTCACAGCGCCAGCCAAAGTTAAGAAATTGGGTATTATTAAAAATATCGTGATGAATATATTTGGTGAGTCAGGACAATTACGTAGTATAGATGATTTGATTTTCACCGAATCTTCTAGTACAGCAGACAATACTGCCGCGTCTAGTGTATTGAGATTACAAAAAGGTGGATTCAAATTACTGCTAATGAAAAATAGTACCACAGGTATGTATGATTGTTCGGTGCTAGATCCTACACAGGCCATAAATGAATTAGGCTTAGAGCCTCCATCAAAGGCCTATCCAACACGTATAGATTGGTTTAAGGTATTAGAAATGTACGGCGGCTACACAGAAACCAGTAAGATTTATTTTTTACAACCCAATGGTTATGAGATAGTGGGTACATTTGCAGTAAACGAACTTGATCCAAGTTACTTGGTTGTAGATCTAGATGTTGATACTGTACCAACTAACACAGTTTCCGCAATTACCGCCATAGTAGACCCTTACAAGTTCAATCCTAAGAAAAAATTTGGATCTATAGCCAATATACCGGCAGGCACACGTTACCTTATGTTGGAAGATGTCAACCCAAGCCCTAACAGAGGTCAGTTTTTAGAGACAAATAAATGGAGCACAGACAATTCGTCGTTGAATGCCTACGACGGAGCTGACGGTTGGAAAGATCTAGCGGGCAATGATCTGTATCTACGAGCAAATACCATTATTGAATGGTCCGGATCAACTTGGGAAACAAAATTTGACCCAGATACTACCGAAACAACCGAATATGTAAGTAACCTAACCACTGGTATACAATACAAATGGGACGGCACACAATGGCTGCGTTCGTTTGAAGGCGAATATTCGGAAGGCTATTGGCGCTTTGATTTAGACGCATAAGTAAAGGCATGCAACAGCGTGCCGGATTACTATTCCTAGCCAAATCTACTGGTCGGATACTATTGATCCATCAGGATCAAAAGTGGACTATTCCGACTTTTATAAGAGAAAAGTCTGTACTTGAGGACGCAGAAATTTTAATGTCTAAATTTGAAAAAGGTAAAATTTTACCTATTGAATTGTATCTAAGCACAGACAAGGGTTTTGAGTATGGTACATATGTTTGTCTTGTAGAAACGGAATTTCTAAGTCAGGCTGTTAAAAGTTTAGCATGGTGTGATCTTGATGAATTACCAAAAAATCTACACGGCGGACTCAAACAAACTTTACATAGCAATATAATTAGATCAAAATTGGAAACTGTACTTCAATTAGCCAATTCTTTCAAATGATGGTTATACAACAAATTAAATATGCAAAATAGGATAATTTGATAATGCTAACACAAATAAGAAAATCGACAGCGTTTCAAAACGACATAAAAAGATATGACAATCTTATTTCAGCTATTCCCGAAGGTAAGGAAAAAACAGAAATTAAACAATTATTATCTAACCTTATCAGCGAAGTTAAAAAAATGGACGATCTGCATCTTGAAATGATCTATAATAAGCAAATGAGAACTGTTGGTACTGATTTTAGAGATAAAATTCTAAACATTAGAAAACAATTAGAAAATAAAATCAAAGAGCACAAGCTAACTTAAAGGATAGATATATGGATTTTAGAGAAGTTTATTTTGGTGAAGACAGCCGAGTAAAATTAATAGAGGGTGTAAACATCCTAGCCAACGCCGTGCGTGTTACACTTGGACCAAAAGGTAAAAATGTAGTCATACAAAAAACTTACGGGCCACCGTTGATTACCAAAGACGGTGTAACAGTTGCTAAAGAAATCAAACTTAGAGACAATCTTAAAAATATGGGCGCCCAGATGGTCAAGGAAGTTGCTTCTAAGACTGCTGATGTAGCCGGTGACGGTACAACCACTGCCACTGTTCTTGCACAAAGTATTGTGAAAGAAGGAATGAAATATGTAATTGCTGGTATGAATTCTATGGATCTAAAACGGGGTATAGATAAAGCTGTAAGTAAAGTTATTGAAGAACTAGAACTTGTGTCTATTCCGTGTACTACGGAAAAAGAAGTAGCACAGGTAGCATCTATTTCAGCTAATTCAGATGAAAACATTGGAAACTTAGTCGCAGAGGCCGTAAACAAAGTTGGTAAGGATGGTGTAGTAACTGTTGAGAATGGAAGAGGACTTGTCGATGAACTTGAAATTGTGGAAGGAATGCAATTTGATAGGGGTTACCTTTCACCATATTTTGTTAATAATTCTGAAAAACAATTAGCTGTGTTAGAAAATCCATATATACTTTTCTGTGATGGAAAAGTTTCTAGAGTCCAAGAAATCGTACACATCTTAGACGCAGTAGCAAAGGAAGGAAAACCAGTTTGTATCATAGCTGAAGATGTAGAAGGCGAAGCATTGGCAACATTAGTTGTAAATAATATTCGTGGTAATCTAAAAGCCTGTGCAGTCAAAGCTCCGGGTTTTGGTGACAGACGTAAACACATTTTACAAGACATGGCGATTTTGACCGGTGCTAATCTTGTATCGAACGACCTAGGATCTACTTTAGAAAAAGCATCTATTGATGATTTAGGTCGTTGCGATAAGATCGAAGTAGGCAAAGAAAATACTGTTATTGTTGGCGGACACGGCAATGCTGAAAAAATTAAAGATAGAATAGTCTATATTCAAAATTCAGTTGAAGAAGTAGCAGCAGAATATGACAGAGAAAAACTTAAAGAACGTGCTGCTAAACTTTCTGGAGGTGTAGCAGTTATTAAAGTTGGTGCATCGACCGAAATTGAAATGAAAGAAAAGAAAGATCGAATTGACGATTCTCTTAGTGCAGCTAGGGCAGCAGTTGATTCGGGTATAGTTCCAGGAGGCGGAATAGCTCTTATTAAACTTAGAAAAACCCTTGCAGAATTAAAAGGTAAAAACAGCGATCAGGACGCTGGCATTCAAATTATTGCAAGATCTATCGAAGAACCTTTTAGACAAATAATAATTAATGCTGGTGAAACTCCTGAGGTAATTTTATCGAAGGTTGAAGGTCAAGATTTTAATTTTGGTTACGATGCATCTACAGGAATTTTTGGTAATATGTTAGAAATGGGTATAATTGATCCTACCAAGGTAGTAAAGACAGCATTACAGAATGCTGCCTCTGTAGCTTCATTATTGCTTACGACCGATTGTGCTATTAGTTTTGATGAAATAAAAGATCAGACCTAAGGTAACCAATTGTAGTTTATGGTTATTCTATAATCTGCATTTGTTGGGGATGTGCTAGAATGAAATATTCTGCCATCAAAAATTACCATCCTATCCGCCTTTGGTTGTACTTTTTTATCTATAGTAAATTCTCTATTCTTGCTCCATTCAAAACTTGACACTTCTAATGTCTCGTCTCTTTTTTCTTTATAAAAAATTGTTTCGCCATCAGCATCGTTGACATAGTATAATGCCGTCATATGAAAATTATCCCAATCCACGTGCGGTGCATGTACGACCGGATACGGAGTGCGTGTAGTCATTCCACCGCGTATTCTAATTAATTTACTAATTGGCATTTCTGCTAGATATAAAGCCTTAATTAAAATAGATTGGGCATGAGTCATTAAAGGACTTCGTATTTCGTCATAATTGTACATTGTATATGCCCATGAAGGATCGTAGGGCTGTTGTGCAGTTTCAAATTGATTATAGGCCGTACTTTTTAAAAATGTCCAAGGACGTTCTATAAGCAAAGATTCCATGTAAGAAGCGTTAGCTGGCGAAGTTACATTATCTATAATTTTAATCATAAAATTCTATTGGTGAAAGTTGTACCTATAAATATTTAATGTTTAAAACAAAACCAATTGAAATAACTTTCAAAACATTTGATCCGTATCTTTTAAGTAATTTATCACCACTTACACATTCTAAAAAATACCCGGAATGGTTTAAAAAAACTCCTCCATATAACGGTGAAGGCTCAGTTTCTAGTAATTTTGAACCTCTAAAGGCACCAACTATACGTAGGTGTCCAGCTATAAATGATTATTTTAGTACAGGCATAACTATCCCAGGATGGAGTGATTTAGAATTTTTTATAGACGGAGCAAAAAGTGCAATAGAATGGAGATACTCTAACAATTATCCAAACTTCCAATTAGTGCAACCCCATGATAGCGGGCAATTTCCACATCTAGCAGACAAATACATACATGCCAAAATTATCAGTCCTTGGCTAGCCGAATGTAACAGTGATGTAAAATGGTTTTTAACCAAACCAAGTTATTTCTCGGAATTTGACGATCAGGATGTGATTTTTTGCGACGGTGTGATTCAATTTTATAATAACTTTGTTACTAATGTTAATTTGTTTTTCCCTAAGAAAGCAAGTTCTTATACGGTAAAATTTAGTGCAGGATTACCTTTTCAAAAGTATATTCCTCTCACAGAAAAACCGATAAATATAGCCGCAGAGTATTGTACTCTAGAATATTACGAACTAGCGGTTTTAAAAGGACGTAGAATTTCCTACAGTCTTGGAAAATTGTACAATATTTTTAAAAAGAATAATCGCAAGGAGAAAATAAAATGAGCACAACAAGAATAGTAAACGGTGTTGAATATGTAGTTCCGCCTGGAACAGAACATACATGGACACCGCCAGAACAGATAGTAGTTACACCTTCTGATCCTACATATCCAGCATTAGATACCATTAGAAATTTAAGAGTGCAAGGTCTAGTTAGAAATCAAAATCAAGAAAAAATTCAAGGTTTAACTGATAAGTGTGCGCAAATCTATCAATCTTTTTTAGATAAAAAGATTAATGCACAACAATTAGCCGATCAATTAGCCCATTTTAGAAATAATGATCTTACATCTAATAGTGCAGCAGACGTAGACGACATTACCGTTCAAAATTTTGAATTTGCTATATTACAGGCTATTTCGGAAAGTACTAAATGATCAAACCAGTTAAGAAAATTTTAATCGTTGGTGGTGGAAGTGCAGGATGGATGAGTGCAGCCGCACTTGTAAAAGCATTTCCTGAAAAAGAAATTACGGTAATTGAAAGTCCTAATGTGCCAATAGTTGGTGTTGGCGAAAGCACCTTAGGAGGTATCAATGATTACTGCAATTTTTTAGGAATTGACGAACAAGATTTTATGACCTATACCGATGCTAGTTACAAAATGAGCATCAAATTTACAGATTTTTATGAAAAAGACGCCGGCGGGTTTCATTATCCGTTTGGGAAACCATTCATTGAGGGCTGTCAGCACGGCATGAATGACTGGTTATTAAAGAAAGCTCTTTACCCTGAAACACCAATTCAGGACTTCGTTGATTGTTTTTTTCCAGCTTCTCCGTTATGGGATCAAAATAAATTTTCCCTAAACAAATACGGTTTATTTGATAACTATAATCCCGATACAGATGTTGCTTATCATTTTGATGCAACTAAATTTGGTGCATGGCTCAGGGAAAGATATTGTAAGCCTAGAGGTGTAGTCCATATACCCGCTACCGTAGTTGATATAAAATTAAACGAAAACGGCATTGATCATCTAGTCCTTGATTCAGGCGACACTATTACAGCAGATTTGTTTGTTGACTGCACAGGATTTAAGTCAATTTTGCTAGCTGGGGCTTTAGAAGAACCATTTATAAGTTATTCTCATATGTTACCTAACAATAGAGCTTGGGCAACTAGGTTAGCTTATAAAGATAAGGAAAAAGAATTAGAACCATTTACAAATAGTACAGCTATTGGGAATGGATGGGTGTGGAATATTCCTAGTTGGGAGCGACTAGGAACCGGTTATGTGTATAGCGACAAATTTATAACTCCCGAAGCTGCTCAAGAAGAATTCAAACAGCATCTAATGAGCAATAAAATGATTGTTCCGCGAACTAGAGAAGAAGTGGATGAATTAGAGTTTAAAGATATTCAGATGCGTGTTGGTATTCATAAACGTACATTTGTAAAGAATGTTGTTGCCATTGGTCTAGCAGCAGGGTTCATTGAACCTTTAGAATCAAACGGTCTTTATACTGTTCATGAATTTTTATTTAAGCTGATAAAAACCTTAGAAAGGCCAGCTGTAACACAATGGGATAAAGATGTTTATAACGCTGCGACATTCGGTATGTGGAGAAACTTTGCACAATTTGTAGCTTTACACTATGCTTTAAGTATTAGAGACGACACTGAATATTGGAGAGCTAATGCTTCTAGAACGTATTCTCCTGGCATGCCAAGTCTTGAACCCGAGACAGCTTTAGGTTTTTATAAGCTACAAGGTTCTAAGATGTTTGAATACAGTCATGATTCAAACATAGCAGGAATAAATTGGATAAGTGTGGGAATGAATTACTTTGTATTAGACAAAACAACAGTAAAACTAAGAGAGGGGCTTTATAAGGAAAACTACAAGCAGTCTTTTGCACATATTTTTAACATGTTTGAAAATAGAAAAGCTAGATGGCGAGAAATGGCCAAAGACTGTCCTAGTCTTTATCAATATCTAAAAACAAATATCCATAAAGGGAATTAATAATATGCTGATTAACAATATTTTTGCTGGTCGTTTACAGCCAGATGCGACTGTTGGTGGTTGTATAGACATTTTTGAAAATGCATGGCCTGAACCAGAAGTAACCATTGCTAGAATAGAACAAACTTGTGCAGATATAAATTCAGGAGTGGGCTGGAGTAGAGCAGGTACAGTTGGACAAGGGCATCGTCAAAATGCTAGAACTAATTTAGGATTAGGAATCACAGTTTCTGGTGAGGGCGTTGATAATCAAGCAATGAAAGATATTCATAATCAAATGTATTTTTTACTACTTGCATCGAGTGTTCCTTATACCGAACGCTATGAAATGAATGAACTTCTATATCATGAACCATATCAGGCATTAAAGTACAGACCAAATGAAGAATATAAAGCTCACTATGATGGGGGAACTATATCTGGTAGAGCTATTAGTGCAGTTGTTTACTTAAACGACGATTACGAAGGTGGTCATATAGAGTTCCCCAATTTTAAAATTAAATTAAAACCAGAAAAGGGAATGTTAATTCTCTTTCCTTCAAATTTTGCCTATAGGCATATAGCTCATCCTGTTGTATTGGGTACAAAATATAGTTTAGTTACCTGGATACACGATCGTCCAATTCAAAACATGTAAACAAAATATTTTATGGATAATGCTTCTGTTTTTAAAGATAAAAAATATGTGCAAGTTAATAATGTTTTAAGTCAAGAGCTTATAAAACTTGCATCTACATATGCATTATTAGATGAAAGAAATGATCTTTCTTTGGAAGAAGGCGATAATCCGCAAATACACAATTCTCATAGTCAGTATGCAGATACATTAATGGAATCATTTCTTTTATTTTTGCATCCTATTTTAGAACGTAACACAGGATTAAATTTGTACCCAGCTTATTCATATTACAGAGTTTATCGACCAGGTGCGAACTTAGTAAAACATGTTGATAGACCTAGTTGCGAAATTTCAACAACAGTTACTTTAGAGTTTGATTATCAAGGTGCTAATTATGACTGGCCTATTTTTGTAGGTGGGGCAAAATGTTCTATGAAGCCGGGCGATTTAGTAATTTACAGAGGTTGTGAAGTAGAACATTGGAGAGAAGTTTTTACTGCGCCCGAAGGTTCATACCATATTCAATTCTTTTGTCATTATGTAGATACGAACGGTCCTTATTCAGAATTTAAATTTGATAGGCGTCCGTTTATTGGATTTGACAAAGAAGGTAAATTGAATAAACTTGTAACAAAATTTTATTTTCCAAATAAAAAATATCTTACCTTTACAGGTTAACATGATAAAAGTTTACGACAATTTATTAAACGATGTTGAAAAGGATCGCATAGAAAATTTTTTAAGAGATCCTAAATTTCCATGGTTTTTATCGATTGGCTATAATCATTATACTACCAATAAAGAAGACATAGAAAAAAATACTAATCAATATTCTTCTGAATGTGTATTACTAACTCATGTTTTTTACATGAATAGTTTTAGAAATTCAGATAATTATCAGTTATCTGACTTTGTGCTCAATCTTTTTTTAGAAAGATCTAATTATCCTTTTAAAAGTCTAATTAGATCAAAGGCTAACCTAACACTTAAAACAAACCATAGTACAGCAATTTACACTACACCACATATAGATTATAATTATGATCATACTGTACTAATTTATTATGCTAATGATAGTGACGGGGATACCGTTATATTTGAAGATCATAAATCAACAAAAGTCTTAGAATGTATAGAACCAAAAAAGGGTAGATTCTTGACCTTTGATGGAAACCTTTATCATTCTGCTGGTTTAAACAAAATATACGATCTACGCATGAACTTAAATTTTAATATATCATGATTGAAAAAAAATTAGAAAATTTTATTGGAATTTATGATAATGCACTTTCTAATCAAGATTGTGCAGCAATGGTAAAATATTTTGAAGATCTAAGACAATATAATTATGTGGTAAATCAAGATCAATATACAACAAAAGCAACCTTTAGAAAAGACGAATCGGTGTTTTTGATGCATCCGGACGTTATAACATTACCAAAAGGTTCTCCTATACTATTACCTTTCGTGAATACTTTTTGGCATTGTTATGAAGATTATTGTAAAGAATTTGACATACTTAAAACTGCGGCAAAACATGGTTTTTATATGATTAGAATTCAACGCACCGATCCGGGGGGAGGATTTCATAATTGGCATTTTGAAAATACCGGATGCGAAACTGCTAACCGTATTGTTACGTTTATGATGTATTTAAATGACGTTGAGGAAGGCGGTGAAACAGAATTTTTATATCTACATAAACGATATAAACCAAAAACAGGTACTTTATTAATTTGGCCGTCTACGTATAGTCATACACATAGAGGAAATCCTCCATTAAGTAATACAAAATATATTTTAACAGGATGGTTAACTTATTTTGAGTAAAACTATAGGCATATTTGGAGATAGTTCAGCAGTTCCAAATAAGAAATTTAATCATAGCTGGATAGAATTATTGTCTGCAAAAAAAAGCTTTGACAATTTTTCTGCTGAAGGTGCAAGTTTGGTATTTGTCTACGATCAATTATTAAAATATGGCAAAAATTATGATGAAGTAATTATCTTTATACCACCAGTTGGCAGGTTATGGGTGCCAAATTACAAATACCAACATTTTGTAAATCATCTTACAGCACACATGTTATTAAATAATGGCCTAAATTCAGATGAAAAAATACTTACTAGTGTTAAAGATTATTTTATCAATCTATGGCACTACAGTAGAGAATCTCTTGTGCAAAGAGCATTAGTGGATTCAATTAATATAATGTTTCCTAAAGCTTTAATTATTCCGGTAACTCCAGATGGTGTATATTATAACGATAGGTGTATGCATTACATAAGTTTATTAGATAACGAATACTATGATGTACATGAGTACAAACCAGATTGGGGCAGAACATGTCATATGAATAAAGAAAACAACGAAATATTTTATAGAAAAATTTTAAATTGGTTAGACAATAAAACTTTTGTTCTCGATGTAAAAGATTTTAAATATCCTGCTGAATCAAAAGAAGAATTATTTCCAAATGAGAACAATTGACGAGAATTTTAGATTCGTAGTAGTAGGCGGAGGTAGTGCAGGATGGATATCTGCATTATTTGTACGTGCTAACTATCCAAACTGTCAAATTACTGTAATACAGAGCAGCGAAATAGGAATTTTAGGAGCGGGAGAAGGAACAACTCCACATATTTTAGATTATCTTGATGAAATAAATGTTCCTGTAAGCAGATTGATAAAAGAATCTAAAGCTGTTTTAAAAAGTGGAATTAAATTTTCTAATTGGAACGGTGACAGAAAATATTATTATCATCCGTTTTTGACAGTTCCAGATTTGGATCACACTATAATCAGTGAAATTAAACATTCTAAGTATCCTCTATTAGATCTAGAAGTTATAGCTAACAGTCGATCAATAGATGAAATTGATTTTAACTCGTTAGCTTGTGAGCGTAATTGTGTTAGATTTATTCCTAATGCAGATGCTATTAATAAAGATTTAGATCCTATTTTACATTTTACCAGATTAGGAAGAACAGCTTTGCATTTTGATGCTAATCTATTGGCCAACACTTTAGAAAAAATTGGAAGAGAAAGAAATATAAAAGTTATTGACGGAGTCGTTACAGATTTTACATTAGATGATCAAGGATTTATTTCTTCTGTTAACATAGGATCTGAAAAAATTAAATCAGACTTTGTTTTTGATTGTTCTGGATTTAAGAGACTTGTTATTGGAAATCTATATAAGACTGCATGGAAAAGTTATCGAGATTACTTGCCCGCTAAACGGGCCATGCCTTTTTTTATACAAAACGATTCAAACATTATCCCCCCGTATACAGATTCAACTGCTATGAAGTGGGGTTGGATGTGGAGAATTCCTGTCCAAGGAAGATACGGTTGCGGGTATGTATACGATAGCGATAGAATTTCAGACGACGAGGCAAAACAAGAATTAGATAAAGAAATAGGTTTTGAAGTAGAAGTACCTAGGTTACTAAACTTTGAACCAGGCAGATATCAAAATATCTATGAAAAAAATTGTCTAGCAATAGGTCTAAGCTCTGGTTTTATTGAACCTTTAGAAGCTACATCTATATGGACATCGTTAATGATGTTAAATTCTTGGGTTGAAAATCCATCCGCAATAACACACAATGATCAATTTGCTAGAGATAAAGTAAATCAAAGACACCAAGATATGAATAATAATACTCTAGGATTTGTTTACTTTCATTATATCACTAAAAGAGAAGACACTGATTTTTGGAAAAACTTTACTATAGATAATAAAGTGCCGGAGTCGTTACACAAACTAATTGAAGAATCAAAATATACTATTCCTAGTTATGACATGTTTTCAAACATAGGATTAGATTGGGCTGCAAAAAGTTTTCTAGCCTGTGGTAATGGACAAAAGTTTTTTAATCAAGATCATGCTAGAAAACTATTTGATTCTCTGTGCCAAGGTCGTAAAAAACAAGAATATGATCTCATAAAGTTTCAATATTTTAGAAACTTAAACATAAATTTACCTTTTTTAATTGATCATTATTCATTTATAGAATATATGAAGAGCAATGTATGATACTTAAAATAGATCGTTGTCTATCTGTAAATTATGAAAATGATATTGAGAAGGTAGTAACTGAAATTCCTTATTACTACGCACCTAATACTTCTTATGCCACTGACGACCCTTTTTTAGAACATTATTTAAAACTTTCTAAAAATTCTAGCATAATAGAAAATGGCCAATTCACTCATGCAGTTTTAGATGAGGGAAATATTGTATCAAACTTACACGGATTTATATATCCTCTTTTGTATACATTTGCTGACAAGGCAGAATTAACTATTAAAAAAATTACTAGAATCAAAATAAATTTATTGCTAAGAGATAAAACATTTAAACAATTTAATTATAACTTTCCTCATTCTGATAGAGGTAGCGGACAAAAAGCATTTGTTTATTATGTAAACAATTCAGATGGCGATACTTTTCTATTTGATGAGTATGATGATTATACTAATATTCCAGAAAAATTTACTATTGTAGACAGAGTTCAGCCAAAAAAAGGAACAGGTGTTTTTTTTGATTGTAATCGATTTCATGCTAGTAGTAATCCAGTTAGCACACAACATAGATATGTGATAAATTTTAATTTTATATGATTTACACCAATATTTTATCAGATAGTAATTACAATCAGCTTTTTAATATAGTGACTGGTGTTGATTTTCCTTGGTATTATCAGCCTGACCTAGCATTTAAAAATTTTCAAGGACATAAAAACGATCCAATGTCTATTTCAAGTTTTGGATTTACACATGTAGTTTGGGATGTTGATCAAGGTAAGGTTTCAGAATTAATATCATTGATGGGACCTATAGTTGAAAACTTTCAAGAGCAGTCTGGAATTATAATTAATAATTATCTTAGAATAAAAATTAATCTGCAGGTACCAATCAAAAAGAATACATTAGAAAAGTATAATGGTGCGCATATTGATCGATTTGAGCCGCACCAAACATTGATTTATTATCTTAATACTAGCGACGGTGATACTGTATTATTTGATCAAACTTATAGTATTGGTGATGATTACAGAGCCGCATGTTCAACATCTTTGCCTATAAAACATAGAATAAAACCTGTGGCAAACACTCTTCTGCATATAGACGGGTTTCAATATCATTCTGGTAGTAACCCTGTTGAAAATGATTACAGAATAACAATCAACATAAATTTTAATTAATATGATAGCACACAAATGGTTTGGAAATCCTGTATGGGAAACAATGTTAGAAAATATCGATAATCAGGCAATTATAGATTATGCTTATGATTTAAAATCAAAAAAACAAGGGCTTTTAAAATCTGCCAGAGGTGGTTGGCAATGTTCAGACATTGAAAATCCAAATCAAGCCTTTATAGACTTAATGAACTTGTGTTCTGAAGCAGTAATGGAAGTTCATATATCAATGGGTTTAAAAAAAGAATTTCCTTCATATATAGATGGTTCGTGGATCAATATTAATCCACCTCAGAGCTTTAATATCAAACATCTTCATCCTAGGAGTCTTTTTAGTGGTGTATATTATGCAAAAGTTCCAGACGGTGATTGTGGTAATATAATTTTTCATAGAGATAATTTGGTATTAAGTTATATTCCGGATTATATAGTAGAAGATTGGAATGACTTAACTAGCGGAACAGCAACTTATAAAATCCAAACAGGTATGCTATTATTATTTCCAAGCTGGTTTGAACATTCGGTTAGTCCTAATTTTACTGATCAAGATCGTATTTCAATTGCCTTTAATACAAATTACAATTTTTGATGATAAAACTAAAACAAGATTTATGGTTTTCTAGTTGTATATGGGAAACATCTTTAGATACTATCAACAATGAATCTTTAATCCAATTTGTAAAACAAATTAAGACAATTAATGAAGGCCATCAAAAAAATTTAGATCAAGGTGGATGGCAATGTTTTGATTTTGTAAAAAATGACCGATCCTATATACAACTTGTAAACACCATTAATATAGAAATACAAAATGCACACGAATCAATGGGATATAATTCAAACTTGCAGTCGTCTATTCAAAGTTCTTGGATCAATGTTAATGACAAGTACAGTTATAATCTCAAGCATACGCATCCTCGCAGTCTTTTTAGCGGTGTATACTATGTACAAGTTCCAGAAGGAAACAGCGGTGATATAGTTTTTTATAGAGAGAATTACATGTTAAACTATATACCCCCGTATATAGTAAAAGATTGGAATAACATAAACAGTTCTACTATCTCAATAAAACCAAAAGTAGGAATGTTATTAATATTTCCTAGTTGGTTAGAGCATTCGGTTACTACAAATCTAACTAATCAAGATAGAATTTCAATTAGTTTTAACACAACGTTTTATTAAAAGTTTTGAATTTCGCCAAACTTGTAAAGTGAACTGCCATTGTTGATATGTCCGTAGTTCTTGTCATTAAACTTGTCCATAAATCTAAAATGAGCATCTTTGCTATAGGGAATTTTTAAAGCATCCAATCTTTCTAACACCTGAGGTTGGACGAAACGGCCGTAAAATGCTTCGAGGTCTTCACCCCAATTGTGCCTAATTATATAGTACTCAGCATAAGGACACCATGCAGCATATACAGCTACTCCGCCGCCACGTTCAATAATTACTTCCCAAATTTCAACATCTTCAAAATTCATAACACGATCATATGACCAGTCTGGACTTGGGGGTAGAACAATTTTGTCTGAATCCATATTGTTGTCGTTCCAAACTTCGTCCCCAAAATCTTTTAGAATATTTTGAGTAGTTTTAAACTGAGGCATTACTGATCTCTATATCTAATAATTACAACTCCTGGGCCGCCGCTGCCTGATTGTGTGTTAGCCCAAAAGCCTCCTCCGCCTCCTCCGCCGGTGTTTGTACCGCCGTTTTGACCTGCTACGGAACCGGTTCCACCTTGGCCGCCACCAAAGGCGTTTAGACCGCCACCGTGGGCACCTTGTAATCCATAGTGACCATAGTTCCCTGGACTATGTGTGCCAGCGCCGCCGCCGCCCGCATAACGTGTCAATGTACCTGAAATTTGAGCAGCTAATCCTGCCCCTCCTACTCCCATCTCGTTACCGCCTGATGTAGGTTTTCCAGATGATCCGGCACCGCCGCCGCCGCCGCCGCAATGAATTGTGTTACTACCTGCGTTCCACTGGAAACCGCTTCCGTGAGCGCCAAAACCCCCCGGATGTCCTTGGCCCATTATGCCGCTGCCGTAACCATTACCTTCCATACTAATATGGTCGTGGTTATTTCCAGTTGGTGTTCCCTGTAGGGTGGCATTGGGCATGCCTGCTAACCACGGATGATCAGCACCCTGATTTCCGTGACCGCCGGGTGCCTGTGGCCACCAACCACCTTCACCGCCTGCAGATCCGCTGTGACCGCCTGGTCCGCCGCCACCTGAGCCACCATTACATAATCTAACCACAGCGTGTTGAGAAGTATAAGAAGCACCGCGACCACCACCAATGGCATTATACATTTGCGGTATACCTGGACCAACTACACTACTAGGATTACCAGGATTTTGATTATTAGCATTATGTTGTGTTTCTCTATCTCCGCCAGTGCCTACAGTGACAGTATAATTTCCAGCAGGTAAACTAGTTCCAGATTCATAAATAAATCCACCAGCGCCACCACCACCACCAATTTGGGCACCGCCGCCACCGGCCCCTACTGCAAGAATTTCTACAGTTCCTGGATAGGTCATTGTAAATGTTGTTGATCCAGATGTAAATGTGTGAATACGATAGCCGCCGCTGGTTGTAACTGTTCCGCCTGTGGCGTAAGCACTATGTTCTAGTAGAACCCAAGCTGAGCCGTTATAGACTTCATTACGATTATAATCTGTATTGAAACGAATCTGTCCTGCTACAGGAGTACCGGGTCTTTGAGCGGTTGTGCCTTGTGGTAATCTAATAAATCCTGTGTCGTTTACTGTTAAATTTTTAAGTGTTGCCATTTTTATACCCTGTATCTAACGACGACTACGCCAGTTCCGCCGGCACCTGCTGGATTTTCTCCGCCTGGGTGTGCGCCACCACCGCCACCACCGCCACGATTAGCTCCTCCTGCCGTAGCCACCGCGCCGCCGTGTGTTCCGCTATTACCGGTGCCATCGCCGGCACCACCTGGATCAGGACTGTGTCCGTATTGAGGATTTACGTGTGTGCCGCCTGCTCCGCCTGCTGAATAAATTACTGCCGATCCACCAATAGCGTTAGTTAAACCTTGGCCTCCGTGACAACGTACCCAATTAGAATATCTACTAATACCTCTTGATCCCGCGCCGCCACCTGATCCTCCAGCGTGTGTAGCACCTGAACCTTGACAACCAGGATTTGGATATCCCGGACCGCTACCATGGTGGCCGTAGCCCCCTGGATGACCTTGTCCAACCACGCCTGTACCTCCAGGGTGCTCGCCTGGATAACTTGTATATGTGGTGCCAGGTGCTCCATTTCCACCAGGGCCACCGCCACCTGATCCTCCGCTCATTGCAGGAATTGGCGAACCGCTGCCATAAAAACCGCCTTTGCCGCCGCCAGTGGCTGTAAGGTTTATAGTAGGTCCAACAAAACTGCTTGGGCCTCCGGCTTGTCCTTCGTCTGAATAATGATGAAATCCACCCGATCCACCGTTACCCCTAGTTACTGTATAGTTTGTTGATCCTGCGATTGGCACAGAAGATGCATAAACGAATCCACCAGCACCACCGCCACCTCCAATAGGAGCACCACCACCACCGCCTCCTATTACCAAAACTTCTGCTCTACCAGTGTAAGGAGCGTTAAAAGTACCGCTCGAGGTAAATGTATGAATTCGATATCCACCTGCTGTAGTTATTGTACCGCCTGTGGCTATAGTTGTTCCTGAACTAGCACTTATTGATTGGTCAACTGTTCTCCATGCACCATTGGAATACTGTTCTACTTCATTAGTTTCATTGTTAAATCTTAAATCTCCGTTAGAGGAAGCTCGTTGTGCTGTCGTACCAGAAGCTACTTGTACAAATCCAGTATCATTGACTGTTACATTTTTTAAACTCGCCATATTAGCCCCTATACCTTACAATTACAACGCCCGGACCACCTGGACCACCGCCCTGTGGTTCCGGTGAATAAGGTCCGCCGCCGCCGCCGCCACCACGATTTGTTCCACCTGCTTGACCGTTTTGTCCAGGTAGTGTGTTTCCTAAACTACCTCTACCTGCCAACGTTGAAGAACCATGACTAGGGCTATGATAACCGCCTCCGCCACCACCTGCCCTCCATGTAACACTTCCACCAATATTTGATGCCATTCCTTCACCGCCGCGGCCCTGTTGGAATCGATGAGAACGTCCATATCCCATTGTTCCGGCACCACCACCACCACCACCACCGTAGTGCGTTCCTGTTGGTGTGCCGTTATAGTGCGCACCAACTCCCCCTGGATGCCCTTGACCGGCTTGCCCTGCTGCACCACCATGTATAGTTTCGGGGCCCCCGTTCCAACCTGGACCACCACCTCCTGATCCGCCGCCACTGTTTGGCTGACTGCCAGGAGGATAATGACATCCTCTACCGCCACCATTGGCTGTAATTGATACTGGTGTACTAGCTCCAAAATTGGATGGATTTCCTGCTTGAGCATCGTTGGCGCTATGACTAGAACAACCGTTACCGCCGGTACCAACGTTGGTTGGATAACCTGTACCTGCTACAACTGGTACCCCAGCAACAAATATATAGCCGCCTGCGCCGCCGCCGCCGCTAATGCTATGGCCGCCACCGCCGCCACCAACTACAAGTACATCAACTACACCTGTTCTCGTAGGCGTAAATGTTCCTGTGCTAGATGTAAAGGTATGTATTCTAAAACCGCCTGTGGTTGTAATAGATCCGCCTGTACTCGTTGGCCCAACTGTTTGTTCTTGAACCGTTTGCCATTCTGTTCCATTGTAAACTTCGTTGGCACCTATTGTAGTATTGTATCTAATCATGCCGGCCAACGGACTGCCTGGTCTTTCTGCTGTTGTTCCTGAAGGCAATCGTAAAAAGCCAGTATCGTTTATGGTAAGATTTTTTAGCGTTGCCATTAATAATTAACCTTTAAGTTTGTCAATTTCGCTCTTTAGTTCTTTAATTGCTTCGATTAAATAAGCAGTAAATTTAGTATATTTTAGTCCATATGGTTTACCGTTCTCGTCGCAGCTTACTAAATCAGGCAAGATTTTGAATACATGTTCTGCAATTAAACCACTCTCATGTTCTTTGGTATCTTTACGATCATATTCAACGCCAACAAGCTGCATAATTTTATCAAGTGCGTTGTCAATAGGATTAATGTTTTCCTTAAATGTAATACTAGATGTTTCAACAATGGTTGTTGCGGTTATTTGTCCACTAATACCAACACCACCAGTGACTACCAGTGTTCCCGTAGCTGTAGTTGTTGATGCTACACCGTCTGTCATTAACACAGAAGCTGTGGCTTTTGTTGAAGCACTTGTTCCTCGGATAGTA